TAATGCCACACAAAAAAGCTCCGATCCAGAAGCCTATGCACATGGGACATTCCCAAAAGTATCCTTCTGGTCTAATTTTGTCAAATATCTTTGCGTAGCAAATCAACTGAGTTAGCCCAAAGGATGCCAATATAAAATACAAAAGCGACATGTCGATGTAGAGGGGAGACATTATTTCTTCTTCTCTTCTTCCAACATATAGCTCATCCAATAAGGCTCATAATTGAAGCCTGGCATAATATTACCTTTCTCGGCAGCTTGTGGAACCTCTCCCAATTCGGTAGAATCGGCGTCTGTGGGCTCTGTGTAGTAATCATCGAGCATTTGTTCATAATCTTCGATATAGTCGTAATAAGGCTGCTCTTCCTTTAAAAATTTAGAAATATTATATAAAGCGTAATCAATTGGGCTAATGTGTTCGTCTTTAGATTCTTCCAATAAGCCCTCGATGGAGCCGTAAACGTTTCCGCCTTTGATCGAGTCATAAGAAACGATGCCCTTTCTCTTGAGATAAGTGAAAAAGCGATCCTGAACTTCATAAACTGTTTCTGAGAAGTCATTTTTAGCAAAAGTAACGATCTTTTTAGCGCCTGGCATAATAACAATATCCATTTCGCTGTGGTCGAAGATCAAGATATTACCATCTAAAGATTTTCTTGCTTTGAGTTCGAGAGTAACCCTCTTTTTTTCGGCTTCTCGCCCAAGATATACAGTTAGTTCAGCCATTAACTTTGTAATTCCTTAACTAAGTTTTGTATTTTCAAGATATCATGAATAAAGACATTATCGACCGGTCTTTTCGGAAGTCTCTCAAGCATCTTTAATACTTTCTGAGTATTCTCCAGCATCTGTTTGTCTGATTTTACTTCTTTTAGATTTAAAGCGTCTTTTACCAAATTTCTCAACTTTGGAATCTCCTCATTCAAGAATATCTTCAATTCTATTCCGTTATCTATAAAAGATCCAATATATCTTTTCAACAATTCTTTCTGTTCTTCCAAAAGTGTTGAAGAATATTTCTCATTAAACTTCTTAACAAACATATTATAAGTTAAATTATCAATTGGCTTGAGTAATTCTCTTTCTTTCTCCTCATCGGAGATCATCTTTTCCACCAAATAACTTTCCATTAAAATACGTTGCTTTGTTTTTGTTTTGGGATGAAAAATTTGAAAAATCGTTGCAATATCTTTGTAGTTCGGGACAAAGTTTTTAAATACATTAGAAGAAATTTCTTTATTAATTTTGTTGATTAACTGAGTTTGTTCTTTGAACAAGATCCTGTTATTGACCGATCCTTTCTGGATCCTCGACTCATAAATAATTTTTTCAGCCACTCGCCGGTCTACTTGGCGCGTGCTCATAATCGATTTATATAATTCTAGATCTTTCGCTAAAATAGTGTTTCCTTTAAAATTTTCTCTGATCATAGTCAGAATAATTTTCTTTTTCTTGTCGTCCTTAGAAATGATAGTTCTAGTTAACTCCTTTATTAAGACTTCAAAAAGAAAAGCCGTATTGCGCTTTTTATTATGCTTCATTTTCATTTATTTTAATCTCCGAATTTTCTTGTAACTCCATAATCAAATTTTTAACCTCTATATTGGATTCCAATAAAATATCTTCCTCTTTCTCATAAATAGGGTGTTTAAACTCGTAAAGACCGCGAGAAAGTCCTCTCATATCTCTAGTCCCAGGAACAACGTCCTGTGGCTGTGGAATAGCAACGGCACGATAGTTCTGTTGCCTGCCATCTCTGCCGTCTCCTCCGCGTTGGTTTTTCTTTACATATTTTTTACCCTTAGAGGAGCGTTTGAGAGAATTGGGTGTATATTTTCTATTACGATCATCGCGGTCGGGGTCGTCATTACGTTTTGCTGGGGTGGCTAAAAGGGCGCCAGTATCTTCTTCGCCGACGTCGCCACCTTCATCGCCACCGGCAAGGTCTTCAAGCTCTTCAAAGTCTTCGCCCATATCGTCGACGCCTTCAAAGTCTCCGCCGCCTAAATCTTCAGCGCCTGCGGCTGCAACAGCCTCGGCTGCAGCGTTCAATTCCGCCTCATATCTTCGATCGTGGAACATTTCTCTTTGGTTTCTGATGAACTCTTCGTTCGAAAGGGAAAAGATGTTTTGAGCGATCCAACGACGACTGAAGAAGTTCTCGGTTGCGCCTCCTGCGATATCAAATTTGGTTTTCCAATGTTCTAGTTCTTGCAATTCTGCGATCTTAGAAGGATTGTTCAAGTTTAATCGAAAACTCACTAAATCGTCGCCTCGGAAGCCGAGAGTATACAAATGAACAATTCCGATTTTCTCCAGTTCAGAGATAACAGCGCGCTGCAGTCTCTGGATTGTTCTTGAGAAGCGAACATCTTTCTGAGCCAGGGTCGTCTTGTCTTCTTGAGCTTGGTCAGAATCGCTCGATAAGTAAGATGCTGGTATCTTCAAGGCAGAGAACAACTTGTCCCTCAAATATTTGATGTCATCGATAACTCCTGTAAACTCGCCGCCTTTAAGTGTTTCAATTTTGGAAGATTCTCCGCCGCGAACTGGAATGAAATAATCCTCTTCGACAGAAAGTGGGTTGTAGCGCAGGTCGACTCTTCCCGACTCTGCATTCACAACCTGATTTCTCTTCATCGAAGTAATAGTCTTTTGCACAAAAGTTTCTACGTCTTGAGGAGCGATATTTCCAACATCAATATAGAAAACCCTTCGCTCAGCAGAGCGCACGACTCGATAGGCCATCATCGCGTCTTCCATTAACACCAATTGACGCCATATTCGTCTTGCGGGCTCTAGAACGGAAGTGCCATACGGTGCATACTTGTCATTTCCAAGTATTCGTAAATGAGCTACTTGCCAGTTCTCGAAAGTCATACCAGCGGAGTTCCACTGGAATTGGACATAGTTTGGATTTGTCGGATCTTCTCCTTCCATTCTTTCTACTTCTCTGAGAGGCAACGGAATCGTCGATTTAACTCCCATTCTGTCGTCGATATCCAAATAGATGATGTGATCTCCAAATTTACACATAGACCGACACCATCCGAAAAGATTGTGATTAACGTTAATGACATTTTCGTAAAGAGACTTTAAAACTGCCTTTATTTCTTCGTTTGGACAGTCGATATTTAACATTGGATTCATCGAAGTATGAGTAGTCATTTCGTCTGCATAAATGTCTAAGGCAGAAGCCAGTTCTGGCATGTATTCCATTTGTTCGTAATCGACGTATCTCTCTACGCGATTCTGTTGTGCCATGAGTTTTGAATTCATAACATCGAAGGGGCTATATTCAGATCTCTTAAATTGCTGACCAGATGCAGTCTTAAATTGCGTAGCGTACTTATCCAAAGATGTTCGACGAATCTTGCGATTCATCTGAGTTCGCCAATTTACAATTGGACCTGAAAATAATCGGGTTAGTCGCCTGAATAACTCTGATTGCGGGTTATTCGGATTTTTTTCTTGATCAGCCATTATTTATCCTTTCAGTAGCCAAGCATATTGCTTATAATCTTCTTTTGTTTTAAACATTTCTTCATTTGTTTGATCTCTTTTATATCCATGCATTCCTGAGATCGTCGTGTTGAGCTTTGTGTTGACTTGTATCATCGAGTTTAGGCATGCCTTTTTATATTCAACGTCTTTTTTGTTCACCGTCAAAGCGGTGTCTCGGACCCAACAAGCAATTGCCAATGCCATGATTAAATCGTCGTTATAACCTCGCATAGCTTGAGGTTTTCCGTTGTGCCAAATAAAAGTTCGTAATTCGTTGGAAAAACGAACCGAGTATATCTTAATTAGTTTGTTTCTGATGAATTCTTCCAATTTTGCTACAATAAGGGGTCTCGTCTTTGAAGACGTAGTGAACCCAGGCACTGCTGCACTGTTTGTCTGTCCCTGATAGCTGTCGACGAATTCGTGGGTGCTCTTTATTGAATAGTAAAGATTGGGATATTCCAAATCGATTAGTTTTTCTAAAACAGAAATACCTATTCCGACGTTCTCAACCACAAGCAAACAGTTGCCGTATTCTTTTCCGGCATGCATCAGTATATTTGAGTACATATCAAGATTGGGTTTACCTTGATATTCAGCGATTACTTCCATAGTTTCAAGCTTTATAATATGGAACACTGAATAGTCGGCTCCATCTCCGCGTGCGACGTCAGCGACCATCAGATATGAGCACTCGGGGATATATTCTTCCCAAATCCACATATTTCGATCAAAACCGGTTCTATATTTTGGATCACAGACAATCGTATCAACCCAGGCGATATCTTCGGGATGTATTACACTTTCGCCAGAGGTATTAAAGTTGCATTCAAGCTCTTGTGCTATCTCGCGCCTCGACATATTGCGAGTTTCTTTCGCAAACCACTCCTGATCACGATCTGGATGCACGTCCCAGGTCAGCGTTATCGGATGAAAATCATTCGATCCCTCTGCCGACTCGGCAAACACCTTATGAAACCAGTTTCCAACTCCATTTGGCGTAGAAAGAGCGATGCAGCGTCCGCCGGTCGAAATCGTAGGATATAATCCTGCCCACAGTTCGTCTAAATTGTCTATATGAGCAGCCTCGTCTAGAACCAAAAGAGAAAGAGCCTCAGAACGACCGGCGTCACCGGAAGTTGAAGCTGCTTTAATTTGAGAACCGTTATTAAGTTCGAAAGACGCCCGGTTATCAATTGATATTTCTGCCAAAACCAACCATGGTGGAAGACTCTTTAAAATTGCTTTTACTTTTTTAACCAA